TTTGGAATCGAGGGACACTCCCTCGGCCAATGCAGGGTCAGCCGCGATACAAGGCACCGCGACGAACACTACAAGCAGCACCAACAGCAGAACACGATACAGCTTATTCATCGTCTAATCCTCCTTTCCTAGTATAACCACAAGTTGTCTTGTGGCAGACGACGACTTTGGTCAACATGAACAAAGCCGCGAGCTATACCAATTCTGCGGTAACCCAACTTGCGCGCACATCCATCTATGATATAGCGCAGGTTCCCATCGTTGCAACGGATATCTATCCCGTCACCATCAAGATGAGCACTATTAGGCTTACCTCCAACTTCTTTATTATGCTTCTCACAGCGAGTTCCAGAATGTATAATAAAACTAACATCACGCCCGGCCTCAACGCACACCGCATCTCGGAGCTCTTGCAGCTTCCGAATAACAGAGTCATTTGTTTTATTCAGTCCACAGCAGGGACACTTGAATTCATCCCTACTAAAATTATTAGTCACGTCACCCATGGGAGATACCTAACCCCGACTTAATAAGATTGTAAATAAAGAGAAGAATAGTCGACAGCACTAACACAGTCAAAGCTATCACCCGAAAAGAATTCTTCACCGCATCTTGATACCACCCAGAGAAATTACGTAACGCTACACGTTCCTCCTCAGTAGGAAACGCAATACACTTGTGAGCTTTGATAGTTTCCTCCGCAGCCCGCTTCGCTGTTTCTTCTATAATATCTTCTAGCTCCTGCGGAGTCAGATTCATCCGTCAACCCTCCCAAGGTTCAACGTCATCACGTTGAGATAAATACTCAAAGATAGCACGCCCATGAGGCTCTACATCACCTGGAGAAGCTGTGAATGGTATCCAACGCAAAATAGGATGGTTAATATCACAAGTAATTGTCCCAGATATATCATATTTAGCGTTTCGGTACTCTACCATACTATGAAATCCTCAAGAAAAGAGTGTTAATCGAGATAGTCATTGTATTAGGCACACCACTTGATACAGTTCCCATAGCTCGCCAAGTTCCCGTCGCTAATGTGCCGGAAATATAACTTCCTCCACCTACGTCAGCGAACTCCGAATCAAGCATATTAAAGTTACCTGCGTAGAATAAAGAACTCCCAGCATAATTATTACCCGCAGTGTACACAAGTGGGTAACTACCAGTTACAGAATTCCCTAGTATAGCATACGTTCCGATTCCGCCAACCCCAAGCGCCGCATTAGCAGTAGCTACTAAAGCTGACGTAACTAAATTCGAATCAGGAGTAGCCCAAGCCGGATTAGCATTTGCTCCTGCTGACCTGAGGACTTGCCCCGTAGTACCATTTCCTAACTTTGTCGGAGCTCCTTCAGCACCATAGACAATCAACCCTCCCTGCGTTCCATGCTCCAACATAGCCATAGTAATGTAATTATCAGCTATAGCTTGCAACGCGCTATTCAGCGTAGCAAGCATAGCCGAAGACATAAATCCCGGAGCTAACGCAGTAACATCGTCATGTACATGTAAAGGGGACGTCATATTGTCCATGACATGTTTCACTGCAGCAGCAGTCATAGCGCGGACAGCGTCCAGACCAGCCAACGCTTCTGCATTCGTCGCCAACTCAACAATCCCAGGAGCAATCTCCGTAGCAGCGGGCACCACACTTAAGTGGTCCATATCTTTGTGCCCCTTCGGAGTAATAGCGCGCACAGTATCAGTACCTGCAAGCGTCTCAGCCGAAGTAGCAAGCTCAACTTTACCTTGAACCGTCGTGGAAGCAGCTGGAACAAGCCCAGGAATATACTGCGCCTGAGGTACATTTAATGCACTAGTACCTAAATCAGCAGTAGCAGCCGACCCAAAGCCATGAACTCCCACTCCAGTTAGCGCAGCGTGTGCTGCTACCTCTGAAGCAGCTCTTATACTAGCCGCTGTGAGCAACTGCGGCGACATATTGTCGTAAAGATCATTAAGCGCCTCACGTGTATCCCTGATATACTGAGGAAGAGCGCTAATCCTCACTGAGTCTTCTGGCTGTGTCTCATCCACCAGAAGATTAGCCACACTAGCAGTCTCGATAGTGTCCGCCGAACCTCCTGTATTGTTCATCGAAAGCCAATCAATCTCGATACCTGACAAAAGAACATCATTCGGGAAGGCATACAAACACAAACCTCCCGCAGCGAACTCATCAGAGGCCGTAGTCACAGACCAAACAACAGGTTCCGTAACATCAGCCTGCCAAACACGCAAGTAGAGGTTAAATCCATTCACTCTGGCGCGGATAAAGAACGGCTGATCAGTAAAGATAAGAGGAGCCACGCTCCCGAGCTCATCACCGAATACATCATCAGTCACTTCTTGAACAACAAAGTCCATTCCATCTAAAGTTCCGAAGAAGTAACCACTAGACAAGCCTCCTGCGTTAACTGATCTAAGCAGCAACCCAAACGAAGAGTTAGCCGACATAGTCACTTTACACAAAAGCTCGAGTGACTCCCCTACCTCCGTCCCCCACTGAACAATCCCAGGAGTAAGCCCGAGAACACGGAGGATAGTATTACCCAACGCGCCCTCTTTCCCAGCGATAGTCCAATTAATCGGAGTCCCTATGTTACTAAAACCTAAAGGAAAAGTATCAACAGGAAACTCTACGAAGGTTGTGTTCTTCTGCATGACTGTCTCCTATTCTATGCGAAAGTTCTTAAGAGTCGGTAGCTCGGAATCATCGTCAAGATCTTTAAACTCATCATCGTCAGGCTGATCACTAAGGAAGTACCTGTTACCTTCCTCCATGATTTCTATGAAATAAGCCACAGCATCAATGATGTCAAACCTACGACAACGAGGGAAGGTGAGTAACTGCTCTTCCATTGCCGTCACAACTGTCTTATTATGATAAACATGCCCTCCGCGGTAGAAAGGAACCATCTGTGCTATACGGTCTTCCTTCTTCCCGCGCGCCTTAAGCTCGATTAAGTTCATCATCTGACCGCGCTTTAGCATTTCATTTCTAAAGGGATATGTGATGAACTCATTGAGCGACGTTACCTCGATACCGACCACCCTCGTTTTGAACCTTTTAGCCATTTCAAAAACACTATCGTAAATCTGGTCAGGGTACATCATTCTAGCATCGACGTCCCTTATAAAAAACTTATTGCTTTTCATGTTAATCCCTACAGCGACAACTGCACTGTGGGCAGAGTGTATCTTGACAGTTTTTGCGGGGTCGACAAGAATGACTGTTTCAGTGTCTCTAAGCTCATTCTCAAGAAACTCTTTGTCGGTCTCCTCGTAGTACTTAAAATACTCCTGCTTGAATGTAGCGTCCTCACGCGAAATAGGGATGTTTCTATACTCACGATAAAAGACGTCTAACAATCCCTGCTTTCTGAACGCTTCGACCAACTGCTTGACCTGCTCAGTGGTCATGAAATCAGGCCAGTTACTCTCATACTCGTCGTTACAAAGCTCTAACCGAATCGTGAACCAGTCTTCATCGTTAAGCAGATTCTCCAGAAGGGAGTCCTCGTGCAGAACAGTCCCGATAACTACAACCTTCCAGTTGGGATTCGATCTATCGACCGAGTTAAGAACGTCCGAGAAGAACCATTGCTTCAACTTCTTGCGGTTATCTTCATTGAGTACCGACTCAGAGTCTTCCAGGTCATCACAAACAATCAGGTCGGGCCGATGCCCTTGATGTCTGATACCTCGAATCTGCTGTCCAGCACCACGCGGAAGAACCATGATGCCTGTCTCAGTTACCCACAAGTCTTTTGAAAACTGTTCTTTCGACTTCATAGGACCGAAAAGGTCCTTAACGATGTCGTTAGTGGTTAATTCGAACTTCAAGTCCTCCGCTTGCAGAATCGCCTGACTCGCTGTGCAGCTGATAGGGACAAAAAACTTAGTTTCCTGAAACAAAATCTTCTTAGCCGGAAAAGCGATGTTCGCAATAGTCGATTTCCCAAACCCTCGAGGAGCCGCTATTGCTATCTTCTGATGCCCACTGTCCAAGGCGGCCCAGATAACATCATGCAAGGCGGAAAATGGTAGCTTAAAACGCTCAGGAAACAACGTCTTCGCTGCCACTTTGGAACTAAGGACACACTGTACAAGGACATCCTTAATCCCTTCGGCCTCTTTAACTCTGACCGACCCACTCAAGGGTTCACGACAATAGCTTGTGCCGTAGCAGTGGCCATCGCCCTGTCTTTGAGTTCTTTAATCTCATCGAAGGTCAGATGAGCAGAAACCTGAGAGACCTGCACCTGCTTCGGGGCGGCAAAACCTGCACGGTCAAGAAGATCTTTCGACGCAGCTAATCTCACGCCAGCAGGGGTAATCCTATTCTCCATCACCTCGCTCATTATTTCAAGCGCGCGGGGCGCCAACTCCCTGATGGCGGACGCGACATCCGTGCAAGATGTATCACGCTCAGCACGAAGAAGAGCCAGCTTCTCCTGACCAAGCCTACTATTAAGCGTGTTAGTAACAGTCTGCGGAGTACATCCGACCTTCTCCGATATCTCATCGCGGGAATGACCCATGATGGCAAGACGAAGTATTTCATGGTGATGCTCCCACATATGGGTGAGCTGATACTCCCTACGCCCAGTCGGTTTTCGGCCTTGAGTGCCTTTGCGTTGATAAGATGTATCCATGATACGCTCCGTTCATTTTTGAAACGTAGGAAACTTAAATAGCACTAAAGAACGACTTCAGGTTATTCCACAGAACTCCTGCGAAAGTCATATCTTCTTCTTCGGTAATTACTCCGTCAGTGATAGCTGTAACCATCACATCTGGCCAAGTCATCAGAGGCATAAGAGCAAGGAACTCCAGTGTAGTAGGAATCCCACGCTGACCAGCTTGTACCTCAGCCATTACATCATAGCCCTTTGCCCACACTGCGTCGCGCCACACAACTCCCGCAATCCCCTCAGGCCCGAATTTTATATGCTTAGACGTAGCATAAGAACAAAGACTAAGGATACCATCATAGTTACGTGAGCGCGCAACTGTGTCCAGTAAATCTTGAGCAGCCTGTACTAATTCGGATATGATCTGTTCCGGCGTTGGAGGAACAGGCTCAGGCTCAACATAAACTGCGTACCCCACAGCCAGCAAATCTTCCAGAAGCGTTGGACTTTCTGGGTTCAAGGAGACGCACTCACCTGCCGTGTTAAAGGTAAGTTGCGCATAATGCCTACGAGCTTGTTCCTCGTTAGCAAGGTAGGTGTTAGTTGCGGTATAGATGAGTTCAGACACTAGTATACCCCCACAATTCGAAAATCATCAATCACTGCTCCAGTTGACCCGCCTTGTATCCCGCAAGTCTTCTGGGTGTTGCGCGAAGTGGTGCTGTAGGTTACGGAGTAAGACCCTATGGTTAATGTGATAGCCGTAAGGGAGTCGTCAATTGTCGCCGCATAGTCGGTATCGGTTACAAAACCGGGAGGGTATGTGGTCGATGATCGCAACGTATAGGTTCCGCCCGTCTGCTCATATATCTGCAAAGCATTCAGGGCGTAATTGATTTGGGCAAACCATGCGTTGTTGGCATCCTGAGACCGGAGAATGACAGCAAAACCAATTCCTACCACAGAAGAACGCATGACGCAGGTAATTTTTTTCGGCATTGATGCTGGAGTAATGAGGTCGCGGGCGGTTCCATCTGTTGCTGTTACAAGGGCTCTATTACCTTGGATATTCCATCTCCTGCCGGATGCTGGTTGTGATACCCAAGATAGACCACCAACATCAGGAGTATGGGCGGGGAGCAGGGTGTTGTTTGCGCCAGTAAAAGAGTCGTAAAAAACAGGCCCGCCTTCACTCGCCAGTACTCCTGCAATTCCCTTCATCATACTGTCACCCCATACACTTTCCAACCTGCTGAGTCACGAACAACCCAAGCACAAGAACCTTGAGCGCAGACCGTCTTTCCTCCCTGCCCAACGAAAGTTCCAGCAAATGTAATAGCCCCACCAACAGCCATGACGATGAACTGGAAACCCTCAGGCTTGTCTGTATAAGTCTCAAGCGTCACTGTGATTGCTGCTGTGGCTCGATACTCTTTGGCATTGTCTGTCACATCATCAAGACTGTTGGTGTTGAAGCTAGAACCTTTGTCAACCAATGTAGCTAATTTTGCTTGTTTCTCTGCAGCTAATTCTACAATAGCACTCTGTAGATTAGTAGCTGCTACATCTCCAGTAGCGCTTGTAGCGATATCAGAGGAAGTAATCCCCGTCCACCACTCCTTAATCGAGTCCCATACACGAATAGGAGACCAACTATAAGTAGTTGTATCCACACTATTCTCAGCCTGCGCCTTTGTGACTGTAGACAAAGCTGATTTTCTTGTAGGCCCGCTAAAGAATGACATTATTGTTTCTCGATATAAAGAGTAACTGCTTCAGCACCCTCGTTCTTCACACGAAACTTAGTTAGATGGTGATGCTTCACATACCCGAAGCTTTCACCAATCATCTTAACCGTATTATCATTAAGAAAGATAGAAACCTGCGCGCTTGTCTCCATGCGCAGAGCTACCCAGTTAACCCCAAGGTCAACCTCAGCCCCAGCGTTGAGTGTTCTTTCTTCACTCATCTCAGGATTCGCAGCAAACGCTGCAAACGCCACACTATTATCTGGCATCAAGCCACTCATCACGCGCTCCTCCAAAGAATGCGTCCTTCTAGTGTCCCATATATATCACGAATCAACCCTCTAAGCAACCCACAACAAAACATCTATCCTGTTTCTTATTATAATTGTGGGATTAGCTAGAATTTCATCCGGCATCTACGAGTGTCAACCATAGAATATGCGAACCGCGATTCCCCCCTAGTACCCCCGGCATCATTTTGGGAGTGGGTAGGGGATGTTTGCGCGTGGTGTTTGTGGGGTTTACGCAAGAAAATAATTTAGTGGTATAGTTTCACCGTAACATGAATTGTGGTTCTTTGAAAACTGAATAGGCTTGAAAACGTGAGGTTCTCCTGACGCAACCAATATACAGGAGATTCTAATGAAAACTCTCATCGACATGCTGCAAGAGAAATTGGCCGGTATCAAGCGCGAAGTCAACTTCAGCACGAAACCGGACAAAGACAGTGAAGCTATCAAAATGACCCGCACGATTGACTTTTCAGAAGCTACGCTGAATCAGCTGGTTGACAAGGCAATCGACGCAATCGTGGTTAACATGCAAGCGGGGATGAGGCAGCGGCCAGTCAGCGAGTGGAAGTCAATCTGTGCCACTCCATACCAGTTCGGTCTGAAGGTGGAACGGCGCGAACTGACACCTGAAGAAGCGGCACAACGGGCGATTACGAAAATGACGCCTGAGCAACTGAAAGCTTTCGCTGACCAACTCAAAGCAATGATGGCTAACGGGTAACTAACTCAACCAGTCGGGAGAACCTCACGGGTAACATAAACAGATAACAGAATACAGGAGAACACATGATTGAATTCATGTTCTACACCATGCTCAAGATTAAGGAGGTACCAAAGTGAAACGAGACTGCTGTGGCACCAAACTCACTCCAGCACCGTCAAGAGAATGGCGGAATAAAGCTGGCAAAGCATTAAATCATGTCTGGTACTGTTCTGTCTGTAAAAAATACTTCTCACAGAAGGTCAGACGGCCCAGTAGCAAGAAAACGGAGGTGCCACTTGACTAACAAGATTCTGCAAGAGCAGCTCAATGAAGGAATTGAGCTCATTGCGGGCATCGGCGAGGAAATCTGGAGATTCTTCACTAAGTAACACAAAGCCCTGGTTCACTCTTCGGAGCGGGCCGGGGCTTTCCTTTGTTCAGAATATTAACGGAGCGGCCCGGTCGGTTCTCTTCGTTCAGAATATGGACGGAGGAAATTATAATATATTCTATAGTCTATGCGGTCCTACTTTTGAACGTAGCTAAATGAAATCGTGCAAGACTTTTCGTTCCTGTTATAATGAGTGTACAGCTCATTGATAATTGAATAGTAGGCGGGCAACTCCATTGAAGAGGAGATTGTTATGACCGTCGAGAGATTGAGCGAAAAACTGGTAGGGCTTGTGAGAGTTGCTAACTTCACCTGTAAGGCTGACAAAGATAGTGAGGCCATTAAGTTGAGCCGTGAGGTGAGTTTTGATGAATGCACCCTCAACATGCTCATCGAGATCGCCATGGACGCGTTGGTAGTTAAGTTACAAGCCAACTTGAGAACGCGCCCTGTGAGTGAGTGGAAAGCTATCTGTGCTACCAAGTATTTGGTTGGAACTAAAGCCGCTCGCGAGGAGATGAGTCCCGAGGTGGCCGCATCCCGAGCGATTGCTAAGATGAATCCAGACCAGCTGAAAGCACTTGCAGAATAACTTGCCAAGATGATGAAAAAGTAAGTTTATTATCCCGCCTATTATCCGAGAGAAGCCCAGAGGGAATCGTCCTTCTGGGTTTTTTCTCGCTCAGCACCACTCCTATAGTTTATGCGCGCCCATCTACAGCTACCTGCTAGATAACCGCTCCATGTGCTTCGTCCATATTTGAAACGAAGGAGATGATATTCTACCTGGCAGCTACATGGCAGTGGCCTGTTCGCTCGCCTGTTCGCTCATCTACACAAATCCCACATTCAAACAATAAACATCAAACAACAAACATCTAAGCATACCCCCCCCTCCCCGTCAAAATCCCGTAAATCACTGGAGTCGTTTATCTGTCGATTTTCCATGTTATTTTCGCTGTTTTAGTTGTTTTTAGTGTAAGATTTTAAAAAAAAAAATAAAAAAATTCTATAACAAAAAATACAGAACAACAGCATAAAAAATAACTATGACAACAATTTGAGAGAAATAAGCTTGTTTAGAGGTTTCCCGGATTTGGGGGAGAGAGGGGGGTGTGGTTAGATGTTTACTGTTTGTTGTTTGATGTTTAATTGTGGGATGCGTTCTACAAGAACTTGTATTATGATGAATCTACATGGCGCGATGATGTAGAAGAGCGCGACGGTAGGAGCATCGTCCATAACAGTAGTGACCTCATTAAATTTAATACTATCTTCATCCTCTTTGTGGGCGCGGTTATCTTATGAGCGCAACGAAGGCGCAGCTTGCTCAAGTGTAGCAATCTCCACAGTTAACTCAACCACCTCAACAGATGATTTAGCGTTCCTGTTCTGATGCTTCGTTCATTTTCTAAATGTAGCGATTATAATTATAACTATATCCACTACAGTGGGCGGATTGCTCCTTCGTCGCGCTGTGGAGAAAGGAGATAACTCATGGAAGCGAAGAAGATTAATGTACAGAGTACTATTGATGCAAAAGAGTTGGCGCACATCGTCAGATACTTCAAAGCCCAAGATGTGGTTGTGCGCTCTGCGAGTGACTTGGTGAGAGAGTGCATCCACCTACTCACACTGTCCATCGTAGATACTACCCCGGCCCCTGTTGATGACGATGAAGCTTGTGAGATTCTGGAGAGCGTGAACATCTCTACATTACAAGTATCTCAGAAGCGTCATAAGAAAGCCATGCCACCTCAGTCTCTCAGCAAGCTGCTAGTGGCCAACGATGTTGATGAAGATTCTATTAGGCGCGCTCTAGAGAAGTTCCACACCGCAGATGGAGCGGTCAAACCTGTGTTCAACCCCGAAGCGGCTCCTATTCTAGAAGAGGAATAATCTGCTACATTCACAAAATAAACGGAGCACACCATGCCAAACACTGACGACGGTCAAGGTATATTCATATTCAGCTTAAAGGAACTTGCTCCACAAGAAGTCCAGGTTATCACTCTCCTCCTTGAAGAGCTCTACGAGTTACGCGCAGACCTCTTGTATAGCTCCGAAGCTGAATCACTG